CTTCAGAGAAAACTCTGGAAAGTTTTGTTTCAACACAATAGTGAGACATTTAAATTAATAGGTGAACCTGTCAATGCAAGATCAGTAAGTAAAAGAATTGGAGAATTAAAATCAAATGAAAAATTTTTATCTGTTGATTATAGCGACGCAACAAACGAACTGAGGTCTTGGGTGAGTAATGCAATATGGGATGAGATTTGCAAAATACTCAAATTATCCAAATCCGAAGAACGATTAGGCTATGAGGCACTAACACAACATATAATTGAATACAAAGGAGAGCAAAAGGAACAAAAAAATGGGCAGCTTATGGGATCAATAATATCTTTTCCGATATTATGTATAGCAAACGCATCTATCTTACGATGGACACGAGAGCTAGACTTAAAAAGGAAATTAGATCTTAAAACCGCTCGTATTTTAGTAAACGGTGATGATGGACTATTAAGAGCAACAGAAGCAGGGAAACAATACTGGGAGAGACTCGCGAAATTTCACGGGCTAACTCCTAGCGTTGGTAAAGTGTACTTTTCAGACACTTTCCTGAATATTAATTCTGCACTCTTCATCACTGTACCTACCTTTGTAGATAAAAAAGACTTTCTTAGATGGGACGAAAAATTCAAATCACCTCCTGTAACATTTCTTAAGGAAATACAATATCCAAATATGGGTGTCGTATGCGGCTATAAAAGATCTACCAAAGGTGGACAGGATAAATTATCTATAAGAGATATATTTACCGAGATGTCTATTGGTGCCAATGTACATTATCTATTAGACAATGCACCAAATTATATGGCAAAAGATCTTTATAACATGTTCCTCAATAAAAATTGGGATACGTTACAAAAATACAAAATTCCCTGGTACTTACCAGAGAACAAGGGAGGGTTGGGTCTTCCTATTAGACCAGATCTCAACTATACACGAGACGGCAAGGAAGTAAGATTTGAACCATCAAAAGAAGATTTAAGAACTGCTAAAGTAATAAATAACTACTATTCATTCAAAGTAAAACCACTAGACAAAGACTTTAATACTTGGAAAATTGCTGAAGATCGATTAACTAAGTTTGCAAAAAATAGTGCAGCTTATCTTGAAATGACGACACTAGGGCCGTCATCGGCTAAATTTCAAGATGAAGATACACTAATGGGAAAATTATGTGTAGAGGCACTATTTATG